AGTGTTGCGGTGTGAAGAGCACTGCATACGCAAGTAGGGTGATGACGATTCGTGAGAAGTTCGCAGACTTAAGCTACTTGGTATCGAAGTACAAGGACAATCGCATGGTTCTTTTTTCACCTATCGTCATCTTTTATATACAATTAATATGAAGAATAAAGTTATGAAGGAAACCATCAACGTGCTAAAGTCGATGAAAGGTATGGATGAGATGAATACCACTCAAATTCAATTTTACATCACTGATGCTGATGGTTTTATTTTGGAATTGAGTATCGGTATCGATGAAGATGGCGAAACCTACAAGCACTTTAATCAATACGATTCGGCCGAAGAGTTGGATGAATTCCGCGAGGAAGAATCAGACGAGATTCCTGAAAACACTTTACTAAACTAATAAGGAAAATAAATATGGCACAATATGACAGGTTCAATTTAGAAGAAGAAATTCAGAATGTATGGCACACAAAAGATGATTTGGATGCCATAGCAGAAAGAGTTTATGATGATCCAGATGGTCCAATGACAGAAGATGAAATTGGAAATGTTTTAATTGGATTGAGTGAATTACATGAAACGAGATGTAAAAAATTATGGAAAGTTTTTGAGACTATGGTTCATGAAAAAAGTTTTGTTGAGAAAAATAATGACTAGAGAAAAAGTAAAACCGATAAAGAAGAAACGTAAACTCTCTGAGGAACACAAAGAGAAATTACGAATACGCCTTGCTGAAATGAGGGCGAAGAAAAAACCGGCTGAATATAAGAATGTGCATAAAACAGTTCTTGCACTTCCAGATGATGATACCTACTCTTTTAAGAATGTTAGAGAGTGGATTAAGGAAAACAAACTACAGGTTTCTGCTCTTGGCCAACAAGCAAGAAATAGGAGCATTGCACCAAAGGAGAAACAGACATCATCAAATCTTGCAGATTCCAAGAAAGCATACATTAGATACTGTGAACATTATCTGAAACATGGTGATTGGATTGGAATGTTCTCTGGAGCAAATGAGGAACACAAGGTAGTGCCGAAAGTGATTGCGATGGCGTACAACCCTGATGGTATTCCAAAACGTACCATTGGATTTTGGTATCCAGATATTAAAATGGTCTGGTCAACAGGAATGGATAAATCAGTATATGCACATATTAGGGACGAAGTTCCTGTAAAACCAAAAACACTTATGGCTGTTACGGATAAGCAGTTTACCGCGAATCTATAAACATGATTACAACTATAAATTTATTGATTGTTGGTGTTGCCCTTTTTTCGTACTTTGCCTTTACTTCACCTGAACCTTGTCCTAGAAAATATATGGTCACGAAAAATCATGGAGGTGAATTGGTAATTTTAGCAGACATCCATCGACATTGTGAATTAGACTACGGAGGAAGATTCGTATTAAAAGAACTTGACAAATGAAATAATCGTGGTATAATATAGAGAAAAATTAAAAATATCGCAGGGGTAATCGTAGGACTTCGACTCTCCACCTAGTAATCACGAAGCTAGGTACATTTAGAAGTCATCTCTCACTACGAAAAGCATTAATCATGCTCTCCTGTGGTATTACTATATATAAAGTAAGCAAAAAAATAATGAATATGGAGATTTATAATGGTTAGAGCTGTTGATCTTACCCCAAAACCCACCCATACACCCTCTTCTGCAGATGATTTAAAAATAATAAACCCTGACAGTGAAGTTGAATTTAATATTGACTTTGAGGGTGATACAAAATTCCTAGAGGCGGTATCTAAAAACGCAAAAGGTGGTACAGAACTTATGCGGCAGTGGCTCTTTGAGGAGATGAATAAAAAAGAGGAAGGTTTAATTGACAAGTTTCAGTTTATCAGTACAAGAGTTAGAAATCTAGAACCAGGCAAACAACGAATTCTTTGGATACATGATCTTGCTACTGATCCAGAAGTATCACATTTACAAGAAGAAGAAAGTTGGAAACCCTATGAACGTATAGTGTTTGTTAGTCACTGGCAACAATACCAGTTTGCGACATATCTTAAATTTCCCTATGACAAAGGTATTGTAATTCAGAATGCTATCCATCCTATTCCAGAACACGAAAAACCTAAAGATGGAAAGATTCAGGTTTGTTATTTTTCTACGCCACATCGTGGATTAGAAGTTCTTTTGAATTCTTGGGAATTCATGAAAAAAGAGCTAGGAGCAGGAAAAAATGCAGAACTAAACATTTATTCCAGTTTCAAACTCTATGATAGGCCACATTTAGATGAACAGTTCAGGCATGTATTTAAACGTGCTCGAGAAATGAAAGATGTTAATTATTATGGAACTGTTACTAATGATGAAATCCGTGAGGTGTTGAAGACACAACATATCATGGCATATCCAAGTATTTATGAAGAAACCAGTTGTCTTACTATGATTGAAGCATGTAGTGCAGGGTGTTTATGTGTTATTCCTAATCTTGGAGCCTTGCCAGAAACAGGAGCAAACTTTCCTTGGATGTATGGATGGGAACCGGACCCAGACAGACACGCACAAGTACATGGTCACATATTGTCGAGAGCTATAGAACACTTTTGGGATGAGGATGTTCAAAATCTTTTAAGAATCCAACGTAACTATTTTGATATGTTTTATAATTGGGATCTTAGATCAGGCCAATGGAGACAATTCTTACATGCTATAGAACAAGAAGAATTACCAGAATCATTAATACCGGAAGAAGATACAGAAGATGTTGAGAAAGTAGAAACGGAAGATGGCACAGTTAGTTGATTTTTCGCAGATTGTTATTGGTTCATACATGACAGCTTCGAAATACGCGGATGTAGATATGGATGTATTAAGACCGCCAGTTTTAAATTCATTACGTATCTATAGAACTAAATTTATAGAAGAATATGGCGAACTAATTCTATGCTGTGATGATCGGAAAACATGGAGAAAAGAAATGTTTCCGAATTACAAAGCATCCAGAAAGAAGTCACGCCAAGTATCAGGAATTGATTGGAAAAATCTATACGATTGCTTGAATCAATTGAAAGATGAACTTCGATACTGGTTTCCCTACAAGTTGATTCAAATAGAGAAAGCTGAAGCCGATGATATCATTGCTACATTAGTTGGATTGATAAGTGAACGAACTCTAATCCTTTCCAGTGATAAAGATTTTATTCAACTACAGGGATTCAATGTCAGACAATACTCGCCCATGCAAAAAAAATATGTTGATGGTAATGCTAAATGGTCACTTCATGAGAAAATTGTAAGGGGTGATGTTGGCGATGGCATTCCTAATATTATGTCAGATGATAATGTGTTTGTTGATGAAGGCAGGCGACAGAAACCGATAACTGCCAAAAAGGTTGATGCTTGGTATAACTTAGATCCAAATATGTATTGTGATTCCGAAATGTTAAGAAACTATAATAGAAATAAACAGCTAGTTGATTTGGATGAGATTCCAGAGTCAATTCGTATAAATATATCTAAACAGTTTGAATCAATTAAGGTTGGTGACCGTAGGCGACTACTCACATACTTTATAAATCATAGATTAAAGAACCTAACTGAAAATTTATCGGAGTTTTAATTTATGGCATTAAGTATACCACTCATATTTGAAGATGTCGCTGAAGCAAATTCCTTTGAAGCCAGACAGAAGGTTTTACTGGAAAATGAATCCAAACCATTAAAGGAATTGTTGAAATATGCCTTTCATCCAGATATCAAATTCATCCTTCCGCCGGGGATGCCTCCCTATAAGACCATAGGATCACCGGAAGAGTATAATCCCACATATCTATATCCCAATATTAGAAAGTTTTACCTATTTGTCGAAGGGGGTCATGAAGGGATTACTCAATTAAGAAGAGAACAATTATTTATACAGTTGCTAGAATCATTACATCCTAAAGAGGCAGAAGTAGTAATTCAAGTTAAGGATAAAAAGTTAAACTATAGAGGTTTAACATACAAATTAGTTAAGAAAACTTTTCCAGAAATATTACCATAAAAAATGTTAGATGTAAATAATTTTGAAAATAGAATCGTAAAATTTAAACGTACATCAGATGACGTAGAAACGGTTAAACATGCCGAAATACGTCAAATGGATTATGACCAATCATCAGATGTACCTCGTTCCGTCACGGTTAGACTCACAGACCCAGTAGGCTATGTAATTACTTTTGCATATGATGAAAGTAAGAAGAAGTTTTCTGGCCCATTGGGAAATGATACTTGGGAATCAGATTTTAATATTGAAGATTTTATGACCAGTTCAAAAATGGGTATAACCGATACATACATGAAGAGTCCGAAAAGAAATCGGCCTAAATTCTAAGGAACGGTAAAGATAAACCCATTCAGAAGAGGAACATGAAGAAATATCTTTTACTTCTTGCTTTGCTTTTTGTACCTGCATTGTCCAGTGACAGTGGTACGAGAACAACTATAAATACCAATGCAGATTGGTACTATTTTCATCCACAATTAACCACTAGCGATGGTCTGATGACAATAGCTGATAAGATTGTGGATCATAATATTTTATTAAACAAAAAAGAAGTTTTATGTATGGCCAAGAATATATTTTTCGAGGCCGCAGTTGAAAGTACCGCAGGAAAATTAGCGGTCGCACAAGTCACACTTAATCGAGTTAATTCAGATAAATTTCCAAGTACAGTTTGTGATGTGGTTTACGAGGGTCCACATTATACAGCGAGGAATGGTCAACAATTACCAAAAAGAGATCGTTGTCAATTTTCATGGTATTGTGATGGTAAGGGGGATGACCCACCTGTTTCTAGATTATGGGATGATGCTCAGGACTTGGCCAAATATGTAATTCTGAGACAAGATGATTTACCAGATATTACTGATGGAGCAACCTTTTATCATGCACATTATATTCCGGCTCCAAGATGGGCATCTCAGAAAAAAGTGACCGCAACTATCGATCAACATATCTTCTATAGAGTAAGGGGAAATTTCAATTTTTAGGATATAAACCCTTGACAATTGTAGGATTCCGTGGTATGATCAGATCAAAGAATAAAAGATGAGGGAAGAACGAGGTGTAATACCGCCCGGCTCATGGAAATGATTACCCCGCCGACATTCAACGCCAAGCCCAGCACGCAACGTTGAGGATGCCCTTGGAGGGAAAGACAAAAGGAG